CACAGCTTATCCCAGCAATACCGACCCCAAAGACTCGCAGCTCACGAGCCGCAGAATGTTGGCTTGGTACAGCAACCGCCTTGTTTTGACATGGTGGCAAAAAGTGGACGACCCGAACAACAATAGGCTGATTCAGATCATTGCGAATAGCGAGCAAATGAGCCTGAACGCTTTAGCGGCGGTCGGTGCTCTTGCTCCCGGAAGCTCTATCTCGGCAAGGGCAGAGGATAATGACGTACTCTCCCTGATGGCCGGTAAACTCACGTTCCACGTAATGCTCGGTTTGATATTACCCGCCGAGTTGATCCGGTTTGACTTGGAATTTGACCCGTATCTCTTACAGAACATCTTTTAATAAGGAGCGATTATGAGCAACAAAGTACCTGAAATGCTGCAAAACTATATTATGTACCTGGACGGCACACGCCAGGTGGCGACGGTAGACGTTACCATGCCGAACATACAAGCGGTTACGCAAACCATCCAAGGGGCAGGTATAGGCGGCGTTGCGGACGTTCCCGTTCAGGGCCATACGCAAGATATGGTCATGACGGTAAACTACCGTACCGCCACGGTTGAGGCGCGGGCCTTGTTGGTGCAGAAATACCACCATATTGAGCTTTGGGGCGCTCTCCAGCACCTCGACGCCGGCGAGGGTACGTATGATACCATCAATCACCGTGTTGTTTTAAAGGCTATGCCCAAGGGCGATAACCTCGGTGTGATGAATCCCGGCGAGCTGCAAGGCAAGTCAATGGAGTTCAATGTCATCTACGTCAAAGAAACGGTAGACGGTGAGGATATTCGGGAAATCGACAAGTTCAACATGGTTTATAAGATCGGTGGTGAGGACTTGTTGAGCAAGGTTCGTTCTTCTATCGGTATATAATCAACCGGCCCCGCTTTACGCGGGGCCATACTTTCACACGTTTTTTAAGGAGAGATGGCCATGGAAAGTAAAGCGCAGGAGTTGGCGTTGGAGAGCAAAAAGCCCGACGCGGAAGCCGTAATAAAGGATTTAAGCAATGAATCATCATTCAAGTACAAGTTGTCACGTAAGGTGAGCGTCGGCGGCAAGGAAACGGACGAAATAACCGTAAACTTTGACAAGCTCACCGGCGCGGATATGGAAGCGGTGGCGGCCTTGCCCGGTTCTAATACCGGCGACGCAAACATGAACGAGTTTTCCAAAACGTACCTGTTGAATATTGTATCTCGCGCCTCCGGCGTAAATATCAACGAACTGCGAATGTGTTCTATTACTGACTGTACGGCTTTGACCATGAGGGCGCAGGTTTTTTTGTTGAGTGCGGTCTCAAAAGCCATATAGGGACGATGGAATTAATGGTTTGCCTCGCGAGGGCAGGTCATTCTTCTATTGATTTTTTTATGAGTATGCCTATAAATCGGCTAAGAGACTGGACAAACATAATATCAAATGTAGCCAAATCGGACGGAAATAATCATGGCTGATCTTAAAAAGACTTTCGAGTTGGCCTTTGCTATAGGCGGGAAGTTAGACCCGTCATTTAAGGCCGCGAATAGCCAAGCCGCTGCCGACATAGCGAAGCTGTCAAAAAAGTCAGCGGAAGCCATGAAGTTTAATAAGTTGAATAAAGAATTTAACGCCGCTATGCAAAATTTTACGAAAGCGGCGGGTAATATGGGGGCCGCGTGGAGTAACGTCGGGGCCTCCATTATGAATCCCCTAAAACAAATAATAGCGTTGGGTGCGGTCGCCGGTGCTGCCGTCTACGGCCTTGCTACAAAGACCGCGCAAATGGGCGACGCCGCCGCCAAAAATTCACAGAAATTAGGCATGACTACTAAAGAGTACGGTCAGCTTACCTACGCCGCCGAGCAATCCGGCCTTAAAGTCGATGAATTTGTTTCTACCATGAAGAAATTTAACGCGGAGAATATAAAAGCCGTAAGTAGCGGCAAGAATTTTGTATTGGCTTACGGTAAAAAGATAATAAGTTTAAAAGATTCCACCGGAGCGTTGAAAAGCAATCGGCAAATACTTCTCGAAACTGTTGACGCTATGGCGAAAATGAAAAATCACGCCGATAAATCTAAATTAGCTATGGTAATGTTTGGCAAGGCCGGCGTTGATATGTTGCCTTTCCTTGAACAAGGCCGGGGAGCTATTGAGGCTCTCGGCATAGAAGCGGATAAATTAGGGGTAACATTTTCGGAGGAGGCGGCGGGTAATTCTGTTGCGTTTATGGACAGTTTGACACGGTTGAAATCGGCGTTCAAAGGGCTGTTTATTGAGATTGGCAGTCAATTTCATCCGGTATTGACTAAACTAAACGATAAAATTAAAGATTGGATTGTCGCGAATCGCGAACTTATAGGTCAAAAAGTAAAGGAATTTGTCCAAGATGTGGTGAAGTGGATAAAAGACAACCGAGAAGGTATCATCGGCCTTAAAAATTCCGTTGTGGAGTTTATCCGGCAAGTAGGGGTATGGATAGAGAAAAACGGCGGCCTTGTGGAAGTATTGAAGAAAGTCGGAAAGGCCTTTCTCGCGCTCAAAGCCCTGGGGATCGTATTCTCGTTATTGGGTGCGGCTACGGCCACCGCAACATTTATATTGTCGATCATGAAGTTAGTTACGGCTACCAAGGCATTATTGGCGGCGTTTGGAGGATTCAAGGTTATAGCCGGTGTTATAAGCGGGTTAGCCTTGCCCGTACTTGCCGTTGTTGCGGCGGTGGCGGCGCTTGGTACGGCTACCTACCTGTTGATAAAAAATTGGGAGGGTGTCGTATACTTTTTCAAGAATTTGACTACTACTGTACCGATATTTTTCAATGATTTGGTGGAGGATATAAAAGGCGTTTTTGGCCGCTTACCGGGATGGTTACAGAATATTTTGGCCCCGATAAAAAACATTATATTAGGCCCTATACAAGCGGTACAAGATTTGTTGGCCGGCAACATAAAAGGCTTCATAATCAATATGGGGAAGTTTATTATAAGCAAATTGACGCTGATCCCGTCGCTTATAGCCACAACCGGCAACGAAATAATAAAGGCCTTGTTTGGAGTTGATATACTTGGCGCGATAAAGGATTGGATCACGCCGTCGCTCAATGTGTTGTCCGATATGCTCGGTACTACCATTGATACGATTAAAAACTTCTTTGTCGGCGAGTTTAGCCGAATCAAAGACGCCTTTGGAGGAGGCTTTTTCAATGGTATATTTGAGGTATTGAGGAGCATACCCACGTTATTTATCCGTATGGGTAACGATGTGGTAAAGGCTTTATTCGGGGTGGATTTAATCGGTGTCGGCAAAGAATGGCTTTCCGGTTTCGTGGCCGGAGTGTCCGGTATTTATTCTGCCGTTCAAAATGTTTTTGGGGCGGTGGTGGCGTTAGTAAAGGGGATCACCAAAGATATTGTAAGTATATTTTCAACGATGATAGGTACGGTCAAAGACTTCTTTGTAGGTGAATTTGTACGGATAAAAGAAGCCTTTAAGGGCGGTTTTTTCAACGGGATAAAGGAAGTCGTATTAAGCGTACCGACTTTGTTTATCCGCATGATTGCCGACGTTGCCAAAGCCCTCATACGCCTTGATATTGTCAGCATAGGTAAGGGTTGGCTTCGTGGGTTTGGTGATGTTATAGGCGGTATAGACAATGTACTTATGCGGATAGTTACACTTGTTCCGCGTCTCATGAACGACGCGGTAAAGGCCATTACCGGCGTAGACGTGATAGGTACAGTCAAATCGTGGCTGTCGCCGATAATTGATACTGTGACCGGCGTATTCGACACCGTAAAAGGTGTATTTACGGGGGCCGTAGACTTCGTTAAAGGGTTCTTCATGGGCGATCTCATGGGGATAAAAGAGGCTTTTTCGGGGGGATTTCTCAACGGGATAAGAGAGATATTTACAAGGCTGACTACGCTGATTCCCCGCCTTTTAAATGACGCAGTAAAAGCCATTGCCGGAATAGATATTTTGAAAACCGGTAAAGATTGGATTCAAAAGTTTATTGATGGCGTACTCTCAGTGTTGAAAAACGCCGCTGGCGCGGTAAAGAATGCGGTCAAAGGGCTATTGCCGGAGAGCGTGATAAATGTGGCCGGTGGGGTGGTTAAGACTATAGGCGGGGCCGCCAAGGCGGTAGGAAGCGTGATGCCTAAATTCAGCGACGGCGGTATTGCAACTTCGCCGTCTATCGTGGCCGAGGACGGTCGGCCCGAAATGGTGATCCCGCTGACAAAGCCCAAACGCGCCGCAGAATTGATAAAACAAATCAACGACGCCGCGCCGGTTATGCCGCCCAAGGAGGCCTCCAAGCCGGTACAAGCGGTAAAGGAGGTGGCGTCGCGGATCGGGGAATCCAAGCCGGTACAAGCGGTA